CATCTAATAAATCTCCGGGAGATACTACAATAGCGTTGTCTACAACTCCTATGATATCATCATAGTTTACAGTCATAGTAAATACCTCTCCTTCGTCTAGACTTATAGACATAGTCTGTCCGCAATCTACACTAACTGAAGCACCTACTCCTGATGAAGCTGAGTTAGATAGGATGTACTCCTTCATGTAAGGGTCATATCCTCCTAGCTTGTATGTTGTAGAATCTTCTATGAACTGCTCTCTAAAGTATGAAGCCATACCTGCGTTAGCAACATTAGTCAATGTATCACCTGCCATCTGAAGGACTGCACCTCTCTTTACATCTGTAAAGTACTTAACACCACTGTGAGATGCATAGCTCTCAGGGTTGTTACTGATACCGAAATCTTCTTGTCTTGATAACTGCTGTCCTAATACGTCAGGAACAGAAAGTAAAGCTCCACCTTTTGCGGAGTCTGACATAGACAATAGGTTTTTACCTGCTAGTACTGTAGAAATCTTATCCTCTTGTAATACAAGTATATCTGTCTTACGTGCGTCAATCATTTGTATAGGTCCGAATGAATCCTCTAATGATTTGAAGTTCAATAGACCACCGTTAAATTCGTTAAGTCTATTAATGTTAGACTCGTCATTGATAACTCCACTGTAAATAAGGTCAGCAAATCTGTGTGCTGACTTGTAGTCCTGCGCTTGTGTAGATGTGACTCTGTTACCAAGCTTCATCTTGTTACCTACAATAGAATCCTTAATTCTGTAAGACTCTATACCATTACCAAAAGCATAACAGTTTTGGAATGACGTAGCTATAAGAGCTGAGTCCGTAACAGTTTGGTCTTGAGTACTTCCTGCATGGAATCCTCCTGTGATAGGGAATGATTGCTCATTCTCGTACCATATATCAGGGTTAGCTGTATCACCTTCTGTCTCGAATACTATGTGTCCGTTAGGGTTAGAAATTCTACAGTATCCTGAAACGAATGATTGCTTAGATTGCTGTACTCCGCAAGCCTTAGTTCCTATAAGAACCAAGTAGTCTTCATCACCGTAGAGACTCTTTGTCCAAGCCCATTTGTTAGTAGACTCGTTACCTAATATACCACCCTCTACTTCTTCACTAATGTTTACTGACTGCTCGTAAGTTAGAGTAGTCTCTGTGTTAATCATAACGTTGCTAACCTCATCATTAGAACCTCCGACAGTTTGAGTGCCTGAGTCTAGTAAGTTGTATATCTGCTCTCCGTTCCACCAATCTCTAAAGGTAGGGTACGAAGCAGGAGATGCAAGGTCTAGTGTAAGAGTGTAGTCTCTCTGCTCACATGCTCCATTACCACCTGCCCTTCTAAATCTAGCTTGGAATGCAATGCGACTTCCTGCAGGTATAGCTATATCTACCCCACCGGTTAGGAAAGGACCTACAAATGCTTTAGGGTATCTACCGTTTTCGTTGGTTACCCATCTTGCAGAATCATCATCGAACTTCACACTGTGAGAAGCTGAACCGTTATTGGTAGCAGCAAATTCATCAGCCATAATCTTCATGTATACTCCTGCTATAGGAGTAACTGCGTTACCGTCAGCATCAAATGTTGTAATGAAGTCCTCTTCTTGTGCCTTCTTCTCTAGTACCGTAACTTTCCTTACGTCATTAAGAGGCCCGTTTCCGTCAGCCTTTATGATTAGTATATCACCCTCATTAATCTTAGCAGCATTCTCTCCTTCTACAAGGAAGTAGCTGTACTTAGACTTAGAGTCAGCGTAGTAGAAATCAGAGTAGATAGTATTGTAATCCTCTTCTTCTTGCTTAATAACAAACTTGTATCTACTAGCCCATGAAGGTGGCTTCTGCCCCTTAGGTATCTCTATGTTTAATGTGTTGTTCAGTGAAGACTTATCTATGTCTATACTGAAATTGCTGTGCTTACTTACTAGAGCTGTAGTTGAACGATTGAAATCATCCATGTATACCATACCTACCTCGTAGTTACGGTTAGACTTTAGACTTCCATCTCCTGTTCTATCTGACAGGTTTAATGTAGCTGCTGTAACGTCAAAGACTTGCATCTGAACATCGTTACTAGGAGCAGCAGGGTCTAATACATAAAGCATTCCGGGGAATGTAAGGCTGATTACAGATGTAGAGTCAGGGAATAATCCTGTAGCTCCTGAACCTGTAGCTGCAACCACATAACCTGTAGTGTCTAGTTTTCTGTATGAACCATTCACTACGTCAATAGTACAAGCAAATGAATCAAATAATGTAGAGCCTGAACAAGATGTAGGAACTGTAGCTGAGTATACAGGCTTAGCTGACGAGAGGTTACCTAGTCTGCTTTGGAAATCTGTATCAATTATTAAATCGTTTACAGTAGCGTAGTCCTTTTGTAGTTGGTAACTCCAAGCTAGAGTTTGTGTAGCGTCCACGTCTACCGCGAATGTAGTATCACCACCTCCTATAGAGAATGTAAAGTCTAAGAACGAACCTTTGTTTAGTTCGTAACCTTCGAAGTTGTAGTACACGCTAGAAACTGCAGTCAATGTATCTTGATTCACGGTCTCGTAATCCTGAAGAGATAGCTCAATAGAATCGTTAGCTACCTCAGTACTTGATACAGTAGGAGTGTATCCAATTCTAACTGTTCTTCCTTCAGCGTCTATCATATCGTATCCCTCTACGTAATTACCGTATATCAAACGGTTACTCATAAGAGTTTGTGTTCTAGCACTTAAGGGAACGTTATCAAATGACCTGAGTATCTCTGACTCAGGTAGTATAGTGTAAACCTTATTGCCGTCAAAGACATAAGTGTTTATAGCGTCGTTAGATACAGCGTCTCTCTTCTTGTCAATCTTCTCAACAACCTTTATTACGTTGTCGTCCATCTCCTTGTATAGTATATCTATACCTACAACTGTATTGTCTCCTGTATTGAAATCTATTCTAGCTCCTTCTACAGAGTTAACAGCTCCTTCATTCAAAGCAGTAGCTGCGCTGATGTTAGATACTGATGGTCTGAATACAGGTGCAGAGAACTGTGATGTAGCTGAGTACTCACCGTCATCATACTTGTATCTGTAAGCAAAGCTCACGAACTTATCCGCGAACCAATCCTCTGTACCGTCAGCAGGATTATCTATAGGTGTTACTATAGGTGCTTCAATAGGTGGTCTCTTAATTACTAAGTACTCGCTAGCGTCTACAGAATCCACGTAAGAGTTAACAAACTGAGGCTTAGCATAAGACTTCTTTACGTTAATCTTTCTAGGAGGATTGAATCCGTCCGTGAAGTATAACATATCTCCTACTAGGTTGATGTCGTTTATCCTGTGCTCAGCACTGAAGTTAAGGACAGTCTCTTCGAACACATCCGGTGACTGCATGCTTATTACGTGGTACGTAGTGATGTCAGTCAATGCGTTGTACGATAATATAAAGTCTGCTCTGTTCGAATCATGAGATGATGGGAATACAGATGTTACAAACCAATATATAGTTTCATTAGCTCCATCCTCGTATGAACCGATAGCAAATGTATTTAGATGGACTAGCTGAGCATCTATACTTAATGTTGTTAGCTTAAGGTTACCCTTAGCATTCTCTATTACACCACCCTCAGAGCCCTCTGAAGAGCTTATTCTGACGTTAGTGGCATCTACGTATTCCCCGGCAGGGATAAGTCGCTCATTGAGCTCCTTGTTCATCTTGCCTTGAACAAAGTTTCTAGCTAATGTGCTCATTACTTAATTGTGTTTCCTTGTTGGCGTAAAGTCTGTAGTAAACGTCCCGGACTAATATCGCTTATGCGTATACGTGCGTTACGTAATAGAGCTGTCTTCTTCTTAAGTGCTCTACGTATAATGTATTCTTGTACACCTAACTTAGAATCAAGTATAGCGTATGTGATGTAAGCGTAAAGGTAATCTTCAAAGAATTTATTAACCGAAATGTTATTAGGGTTGTTGTCAGACATACCGTCAGATATGTATTCAACTATACAAGACTCACCTGACATAGCAGAAGTAAAGTTTATTACTCCTCTTGCTTTATCTATAGAGAACTGTGGGTTCTGATTAGAATGCAAAGCATTAGAACCTTGTCCTATCTGAAAGAGTCTTGCTCCTTCAGCTAAATCTAAATCACTGTCAACCTCTGTTAAGTTAACTCCGTCAAACACTAACTCACCTGCAGTATCCTGCTCGTAAGAAGTAGCTGACAATATCTGTGGGTTCTGTGATAGTGGGTGTAGTATACCTCCCTTTACCATAGAAATTCTTACGTAGTCTACGTAGTCTCTAGGAAGGATGAAACGAAGAGTGTCTTCTACGTGAAGCTCTATAGCATTAACTTCCTTGAATGCATCGTAATGTAGTTCCTGTATTGCTCTCTTGGCATGGAACATAATAATGTGGTCAGCTACGTTATTAACCTGAGCCTGATTACCTGTGTAAACTAACTTATAGTTATTGATAACGTCAGCCAACGTAGTGTACTGATAGCTACCCCAATTCGCATCCTGAGGAGGTAAGCCACCATTCTTATAGTATTGATAGTGTGATAATAAACCCATTACTTCTGTTCTTGTTTACGTTCTGTTTCTTCTAACCCTGCTGACTGTACTGCCTGTATCTCTCTGATAGACATACCTGCCATCTGCAGAATCTTATTGATTAACTCTGTCTCCTCTGAAGGGGCTACCTCGAAATCTTGGTAACTACCACTAGACTCATCGAACATAGGCTCTCCTCCTCCGATAGTTAAGTAAGTCCATTGCGGTGGATGTGGGTAACGTATGTAATCTATAACAACTTCATTACCTGAATAGCTATCTCCGTAACATATAATCTGTGAACCACTCTTTACATAAAGAGGGTTGTATGAAGCAGCACTCATTAGGTTTGATACAGACATTCTGTTGTACTGAGATTGAGTTACCTTCTGAAAGGTTGCTTGGTATACGAATACTCCTGCTGTACCTGTCTCGATTCTAGCGTCTACAGATATAATCTTAAATATCACATCACCTGTCTCTACTAGAGAAGGTAGGTTGAATGTGTTGTTACCATCTGTAGTCATAATTGTAGACTGTGTGAAGTCCTCTATAACTTGCTGCTTAAGTTCTCTTACATCAGCTGAATCAGAACCTACTTGACGAGCGTTCATCTTGTTGTTAAGATGGTTGTACTCATACATGTAGTTCTCGAAGACTTCAAGCTGTGCTACTCTAGCATACATATTGAAATCATCAGGGGATATGTAACCGTAATTATTCTTATTGAGTATAGATAATACGGTCTTCCTTACGTTGTTAATCATGTAACAAAGATACAATAAAAAAGGAGAGCCGTGAAGCTCTCCTTAATTAAACATGAGTAATTTGTTTTTTACAGTCCTAGTAGACTTTCTAGTCCTTCGTACTGCTCAAGACCTTCGTCTGATTTGAAGTAAGATGCTAGTGCAATCATTGGGTCATCACCGAATGGTACAGTCATCATACGCTTCTTGTTAGAAGGAGTGTTAAAGTAAACTTCTTTCTTGTTGTTACGGAAAGCAATAAGCTTAGCATCTAAGAACTGTGCAACTCTTCCGTTGAAGATAAGTTCAGGGTCATTAACCACACTTAGGAAAGAGATAGGGTCACGCTTAGAGTAAACTAAGATGTCTCTCTTTAATTCTGATGTAGTCATTGTTGTAACGTCTGTGTCAAATAGGATACGTCCTACTGTCTCCATCATGTCAACACTTAAACCACGAGCTGCAATCAATGCATCAACTTCAAGGTCTAGGTTCTCTACTTCTTTCTTAGCAGAAGCTTCGTGATTCACCTCCTCAAATTTAAGACCATTCAATGGGTGTAGAGATAGGAAGTGTTGTAATACTTGGTTCTCCTTAGGAACGTGTAGTAAACCATCTAGGAATACAACAGGAGCTAATACAGCATTGCCGTCTTGCTCATCTTCGAAAGGTGACTTTTGGTTTTGTGCGTAACGTAATGCACGTTGGTATCCTGTCTTCTCATCAAAGTGTAGAAGTGCGTAACGCTTAGAGTTACGTGAAGGAATAGTAAAAGATAAAGGAGCTTTACCGCGAGTAAGTCTATAAGACTTGTTAGTGAACTGTGAGTTCTTCATAAGATTTAATTATTTAGTAATTTAATTACCGCAAATATACAACACAAATTGTAAGGCAAAAAGAAAGGGCCACCTTACGGCAGCCCCCTCATACAACTTATATTTCTCTAACTAATTAGTCAGTGAAAAGAACGAAGTTGTTAGCACCAAGAGTACAAATAGCTCTCTCGCTTAGGAAGTTAACCTCCATAGCATCAAGGTCGCTAGTTGAAGCTCCTCCTGCAGAACCTGTAATCCAAGTCTTCATCTTACGGTCTTCAGCTTGAGAAGCTCTGTAACGTACGTGAAGGAATGGACGCTTAGCGTTCTTACCTAGAACTTGGTCGTATACAGTTGTAGAACCGGCAGGTACTAACATTCCGTTTACGCTGTCAGAACCTAGACCACCTCTCATTGAAGCGTCGTTTAAGTACTTCCAATCAGACTTGTAGAAATCGTAACCTCTACGGAATCCTGTGAAACCTAGGTTAAGAGCCATGTCCTTATCATTGTCGAATAAACCGTAAGCAGCACCTGTAGATACAGATTGTGCAGCTAGCATATCGTCAATGTTGAAACCGAACTCACGGTTTACGAAAAGAACGTTCTCCTCGATAGCACCCTGCTTATCTAGACGAGCGATGATATCATCAAACTCAGCTAAAGAAGTTGGGTTACCACCACTCCAAAGGTTACCACGGTTCTCCACTGCGTGGAATACACCCTCAGTTCCCTTAGCGTCAGCAGCGATAGCTCCACTTGCAGCCTCTGCAGGTACAGCTTCAATCATTGCAGTCTCTAAGTAATCCTCGAAACGTAGACGTGTTTCGTGCTCAGACTTTAAGTACCATAGGAAACCTGAAGCTCCGTTTTCAGTAGCTACTTCTACCCATCCAATCTGTGCCATGTCAGAACCGCTTACAGCGTACTTGTCCTTAATGATGATAGGAGAGTTAGAGTATACGTCAACTTGTGCTTCGTTAGAACCTACCATTCCGTTAGTTCCTTTTCCGAACTCAGAACCGTAAATCATAACTGTTACTGTATCAGCTGCTGCGAACACTTGTCCTGCTGCCTCATAGTAAGCTACGTCGAATGTACCTGCGTCAACTGCAGTTACGATAGCTTTGTTGCTTCCGCTTCCTGCGTTGTCAGAAATAAGAACAGTCTGTCCAACACGGATAGCGATGTTATTAGATGCTGATACTGAATCAGTAACTGTGATAGTTGCTGTGTCAGCTGTTGCTGCAGCGTCAGATGCACAGTTTACGTACTTCGTGTGAAGACGTCCCTGCTCAGTCCACTTGATTAGGTCTGATGTAGACGGAAGCTCCGCTCCAACAAGACGTAAAAAAGAAGATACAGAACGGTTTCCGTAACGCTCGAACTCTGCCTCATAAGTATCAGGTAAGTGCTGCGACAAGAAATCCATGTCTGTTATGTAGTTACTCGCTAGAGCAACTTGTTCGTGTGAGGGCTGCAATGCAACACCTCCTACGTTTAATGTACCGGCCATATTATATATTTTTAGTTTACCCTGAAAGCCGGGTCGGCTATATTATTTTCTACTTTTTATTTTAAGCCCTCTACCGTGTGAGGTATGAAGAGCCTTAATTGTAGTACCACCTTTAGATGATACTTCGGGTGCTGTACGAGTTCCCATGTTTATATTCTTAGTTCCTCGTATAACTGAATCCTTAGCGTTAGCTTGTCCTTGCTCGTAAAAGAACTCGGCAAACTTCGTAGGGTTCATAGCAACGTTAAGAGCCTTATGGTATCCTGCTGCGTCGTTAATCACACCACTCTCATCCATAAACTTACCAATGAAGTTCATAGGTGTAGACTGTGCTGTCTTTAACTCAGCCGCTGTACCTGCGTTGAAAGTGAAATCGTTTCCGTCTATATTGAAATCAAAACCTTTGAAATCATTTCCGAATACTGCGTTAGTCGCACTATCGAAAGCATTAGACTTAGCTTCATTCGCTTCGCGTGTAGTCTCTGCGGTTGCAACTGTCTCCTTGTAAGCAGCAAAACTTTCTGTGTCAGCTTCTGACATAGCACTTGAACCAACACTCGTTGGCTCGGCATACATCTTAGACTGCTCTACAAAATATTCTTTTGCTTGGGCTACAGCTTTCTTCTTTGCTCTTTTAACTTTACGAACGTCTTTGTCTTCATCTAGTTCCTCATCATATTTGAACTCATTCATTAAGTCCTGTATATCCTCGGCATCTAGGTCAGTCTCGGTATCGGTAAAGTATTCCTTAAGCAAAGTATCACTATCCATAGAAGCAACATCCCTATTAAGTCTTAGGTAATCCTGCATCCCACGTCCTGTGGCTTCTGTATATTGTAAGTAGGCAGCTACGTCTTCAGGAAGTTCCTTGCTATCTCCTGAACTCTCAGGTTCTGCAGTGAACTCATCTAAGGAAGCAGCTTCCCTACCATATTTGTTTTTTAAGAATGAAAGAACTTCGTCTTCACTAAGTGAAGGAGTATCATTTGTGTCTGCAACAACTTCTTCAGCGTCAGCTGATTCAGTATCCGTAGTCTCTGTAGCTAGTCTCACTACCGGTGTCTCACCTTCTGTTGTTTCTACTTCAGCTCCTACACCTTCGTGCTTTGCTTCCGCATCGTTTATCAACTTCTCTTCAACTTCTGCTGCTGACTGCGTGTCAGGAGAAGCAACTTCTTTGATTGTAAATCCCATTATATAAGTAAATTAATTTGTACCGCAAAGTTAACTCAAAGATTACAAACGTTATCGAGGGTCAAACTCCGATAAGTCAAAACCATCTAAGCTATCCTCATTCGATTCGAATGAAGTAGGTGGAAGGTTATTCTTTCTTTGGTCTATCAGTTTAGATTGCTGAGAAGAAGCCTTATCTAGACGTGAGTCTTTAGCCTTTTCTTTCTCACTGTTACGAGCATTCTGACCTTCATTAGCCATACCTGCTAGCTGCATTTGGTATGAGAACTCTTTCTCCATAAGCTGCATCTTAGCTGCTACTTCTGTCTGAGTCTTCTGCATAGCTAGCTGTGCTTCCATCTGTACGATTTGTATCTTGGAATCTAGAGTAGCTTGAGTCTGTGCCATAGAAGCCTGAGCCATCTGTGCGTTACTCTCCTGCGTCATCTTAGCTTGCATAGCTTGCTGCTGCATAGCTTGCTCCTGCTCCTTGTCTGCTTTAGCTTTACGCTTAACCTTTAGTAATTGGTTACCTAGCTTGATACTCTTAAGCTCACGGATATCAATAGCGTCCTCTAAGTTAATACTACTCTTAGATAGAGCCATCTGAATATTCTGCTCAAGCATTTGCTTCTGCTCCTCATCCGGTGCTACTTCAATAAAGATACCGAAGTCATATATGTATAGGTCAGACATCTCTCTAAGTATAGAGACATTGTACTTACCAATCTTATTTGCGAAATCGTCTGCGAAGTCTGCGTACTCTAGTATGTCTGCCACTCTGTAAGAGATAGCTTCTGCTAAAGTCTTGTATAGGTATAGACTTCCGTCTAGTATGTGGCGTGTAGCTGTGTTAGAGTTTAATGCTGCTAACTTCTGCACTCCTACTAGAGAGTTTGAATCGGGGGTAGAACCGTCTCGTGCTTCGTTCAGTCCGGTGACTGACCTTATCATACCAAGGTAGTGGTTGTAATTGCTGACGAGCATCTGTGACTTACTAGCCCCCGAAGATGATGTAAGTTGCGTGATAGGAGTCTTACCGTGGTTAAACTCTCCGTCCTGTGTAGAGCTTCTACCTATTACACTACCCGTTTGGAAGTATAGGTTAAGAGCATCCTGAGGACTGTACGCTGCACCGTTACCTAGGTCTACTTCATTGAGACCATCTGCATCAATGTAAACTCCATCAGGAACTACACGATTGATAACTTGCTGTAACTTAAGATGTGTGATTTGAATCGAGTCAGCGAATGGTATCATCCTTCTAACTAGAGATTCAATCCTTCCCTTGTACATACGTGGCGCAACGGCTACGAAGTTAGGGATAGCATGCTGTGATGAAGACTTAGGACGAACCATGTTTTCTTCAAGAGCCCACTTCAATACAATATTTGTACCTAGAACCATTACGCCTGAGTACCATACGTCTATAACCTTCTCCATACGCTCGAAGTTACCTTCGTCTAGCATTTCTTGTGGAGGGTCAAACGTCTCATCCTTCTCTATAATACGGCTACCACCGTTTTCTAATTTCTTCTTCTTGTATACAAACTTCTTAGTAGTCTTGTAGTTGAAGTACATAAGAGATACTGTATCTCTTTCAAATGAATCACCGTCAAACTTCTGAGCAGTGGTATGGAAGTTGTGCCAAGCTTGTCCTGAACTCTGAATAGTCTCTAGCTCTGCTGTAGATATGTTCGGGTCAATCTTTCTTATCTCTGTTAAAGGAACAGTCTTAACTTCTCCCCAATAGAAACAATCTTCAAAGTGTGGGTCTTCCGTGTAACTGTATACTACAGTAGCAGGGTCAACGTAGTTGATATCGATGCCTGCTCCCGGTAGGAAGTCATGACGAGCGATACCTATACCGAGTGTAGTGATGTCATAATCCATACGCTTACGGATGTCATCATACTTGTTCTCAGCAAATATTGTAGAGATGGCTGCTTCCTCTGCAATCTCGATAGCAGGCTTATAGTTAAGCTGCATATGTAATTGCATCTCCTCATCATTCTGAGGTAGTTCGTTTACAGGCATGGAAAAAGGATTCATTCCTGTTCCGTCTGCTACTGCAGATAAAACATCCTTAGCTACCATCTGCCCTTCTATCATGTCTTGATGCTTAGTTCTCTTGCTCTGAGACATTGCGTCTTGAGCGTATGCTTTAGGAGAGAACAGCCTGTTAGACATTCCGTTGACAACGATATCAACAAACTTAGGAAGAATAGGTACAGGAGTCCAATCTAAGTTTAAGTAACTTAGGTCTCCGTCCACAGCCATCTCTTGCTTGTACTTTGCAGTAGACTGTTCGCCTCTTGCATACAAACGTAACTTATGAAACTCATCCCACTGATTATAGAAACGACTACCTCCACCGTCTTTCCTGAACCATTCGTATTGAATAGCCTGTCCGACCTTTAGACCAAACTCGTCAGTTGCTTTTTCTGCATCTGTTGCTAATTGACTAGGAAAACTAGTCGATGTGATATTAACTTTTACGTCTTTCATCTAATATATTTCGCTTCTTGAACCTGTGTTTTTGTACCTAGCAAAGGTAACACTTATTTTCTCAGCTTTTTTTACGGGCTGATAAAGATGTTTCTGAGTAGCCATGATAGCTAATCCCGAAGAGATGGAGGCATCGAACTTTGTTCGATTGTTAATATCGAACTTCGACCAATCATTCAGTGTACGTTCGAAAGGCATAGTGCCTATCTCATCAGAAGCTCTGAACGAACCTGTGGTATCGTACCCTATGTACTTTTCTATGTAAGACTCAATTGCAGAGGCGTGAGCCTGCTTAATATCTTCAGACGAGTTAGGTATACCCCCAAGCTCTTTCTCTGTCTTAGAGAGCTTGTTATAGACTTTATCGGGACGATTCATACTATAGCCACGGTAACCTCTGTTCTTCATGTGGTATAATAGTCTAGGCTTATTGTTCTCACAAAGCAAAGGCATGCCGTAGAATACACAGGCCATAAGGATATCCTCAAAGAATATCTCTGCTGTCTGTGGTCTAGCTACATACTCTAAGAAGAACTCGTTACTAGGAGCGTTATCCATGTTGAACTTAGTTA